ACAAATCATAGAACCAGATTGGCAACCATCAGTTCAGGCTTTAATGCTTGAAAAGGCCCAAAAAGAAGAAGCTATTCAAAAAGACAATGAAGAATTATTATTTTTGCAATTACTTATGGATGATGAATTATGAATGAACCAATAAAAATTTCACCGGCGGCACTTTTAGCAACTGTACTTTTTCATATTGATGATATGGCAAAAGTAAAAGTAAAGCCGGACGATTCAACAGAAGAAATTGAAACTGAAGTTCCGCTTGTGAATGTTCAAAAACAAGGTGATTCGTTAGTTTGTTTTGTTCCCATGAAACTAATTGAACATTTTGCAACGGTTCCTTATCACATGAATTTTCAAGTAATGAAACCAGAACATGACGAGAAAGAAGAAAAGCTTGTTGGAGCAATTATTTTTGAACGGCAAATTGCAAAGCCTTCTTTAGTTGGGCTTGATGGGAAAATGATTACTTCCCAAGAAGTAAGCGCGGAAAAAGTTCTAGAGAAAATCAAGGGGCAGTAAATGGACGATTTACCCAAGTTTGGAAAAGGGGAACGGGGCCGGTTTGTTTATAATCCTAAAACCGGAACAATGGACAAAACCGAAAAGCCTAAAAAACTTGTGGTTGAAGCACCGGCGGTTTTGCCCGATTCAATGGAACCAATAGAAAGTTATGCAACACCATTTAGGGAAGTTTTCGATTCAAGATCAGCATATCGGCGGCATTTGCAGGAACACGGCTTTAGGGAATCAGGCGGTGAACACTTCAAAGATTGGGAACGAAAAAGAGAAGAAGATCCAGAAAAGGACATTAAAGAAGATATAGAAAAAAGTTATTACGATGTTAAATATGATCGCGTAGAATTTTCAGAACAAGAAAAAGAAAACCACAGGAGGGAACAAAGGGCATGCAAGAACAAAACAGTGAGACAACCTTATTAGATGATAATGAAGAAGTAACTGAAGAAACCACAACACCGGAACCAGAAAATGAAACAGTTGAGCAAAGTATCAGGGCCGCGCTTAAAGACATTCAAGAAGGCAAAGATAATGGGGATCAAGGTGAGGCGAGCGAAGAAACCGTATCAGATGCTTCAAGAAAGCCTGAAGAAGCGGTAACACAAACCAAACCAACACAACCGGCACAACAACAAGCGCAACCGGCTGAAGATCATTCTGTACCAAATCGGCTTTCACCAACGGAAAAAGAACTTTTTAATAAGTTGCCGAAAAAGTTTAAACCCGCTGTTGCAAGAATGTTTAAAGATCATGAAGCGCTTTTTACAAGAACCCAACAGGAATACACAAAAAATTCTGGTGAAGCAAAACACATTGTTGAAGCGGTGCGGCCTTACTACGTTTCACATCCTGAATTGGCTGAAAATGGAGTAACAGAATCAGCCTTTATTGCGGCACTTGTCGGGGCACATCAAAAACTTACTAATCCAAAAACCGATAAAGCAACCATTGAACAATTGGCCAGAGATCGGGGCTATAGGATTAAATTTGTTGGGGAAGATGGAACAGAAACGGCGGGTGCCGGTGGTGGTTCCGGTGATATTTCCAACCATCCTGATGTTATAGCATTGCGTAATGAACTAAATCATGTCAAAAACCATCTTAGTACCCAAGCGGTTCATGAAGCGGCAAAGCCGATACTTTCTGAAATGCAAGCGGTACAAGCCGAAAAAGATAATTTTGGAAGATTTACTTATCCAGAACTTCAGGACGGCGGGTTTATAGAATTCTTGAGGCCCCGGATCTCAGAACTTGTTAGAACCCAACCAGGCTTATCTTATGGTGACGCTTTACGCAAAGCGGTTATCGAAAAAAGAGAGGCACTAGGTTATTCTAGCATGACCAATCAAATCCGATCTCAATCCAGCGAAATAAATAATAGGGCGGTTAGCGCCGCAAATACCGTAAGGGGCCGAATTGCTCCGGCGGTACGCCCGGCAATAACAAATGATGAGATTCCAAAAAACGAAACGCCGGAACAATCCGCGAGGATAGCACTGGCACAACTTCAAAAAGGATTAAACTAAAATGGCTGATGTTGGATTAGGTCAACTTGTGACGGCAACCGCAAGGCGGCGATCACAAAAAGCAAAAGATGCCGTTTCTGATAATCTTCCGGTAATGAAACACATGGAAGAAGCGGGCGGCATTATTCGTATTCCCGGCGGGCGAACAATCGTAACTGAGGGATTAACGGCACAAAATGATACTGTAAACTGGGTTGGTGCGGCTGGTCAGGCCCCACTTTCAGAACAGAATATTTTGGATGCGGCTGAATTCAATTGGTTCTACATTCTAGGATCGGTTGTGTTCACGCTTTCAGAACAGTATCAGAACGATGGGCCGGAACAGTACATCCCACTTATTGCAAGTAAATTTAAAGTTCTTGAAAGAACCCAAATGAATAAATTTCATGAAGGGTTGCTTTCTAGCGGAACGGCGGTAGGCGGTTTGCAAATGGCGGGCCTTGCATCCCACGTTTCAACAACTCCAACAACCGGAACAGTTGGCGGTATTGATAGAAGTTCAGCCAATGCCGTTTGGTTTAGAAACCAGAAATTTGATACTTCTTCGGATTGGTCGGACGGTTCCGTAGATTCAGGAAACGTAACCCGTTTTCTAGATCAGGGAATTGACGCAACAACGATTGATTCGGCTCCACAAGTAACCCTTGGCCTTTTGGGTGATACTCATTGGAAGGCATTAACCGCTTCAACACGGGCAATGCAGATCATTTCGAGTAATAGCGATCAGGCAAAAGTTGGGCACAATAAGATCTGGTACCGTGGTATTCCAATGTACTTATCTGGTGGGCTTAACTATTCCGGGTTTTCTACTCAAACAGCTACAAGAACCTATCTTCTTAATGTTGAAGAAGGTGGTTTCAACGTGTACTTCCACAAAAAAGCAGAATTCGACATGCTTGATCCAGTTAATTCTTCGGATCAGGCGGTTGTTAGTCGGCTTATGTTTACGATGTGTTCGGCGACAATCGGCGCATTTGCTAAACAGTGTTGGGTTGGCTTCTAATTTTAATTTTTAAAAAGGAAAAACAAAATGGGCGGCCAAATTCCATATTTTAACCCGGCGGTAACAAGTATAACGCAACAGCACGATCTAGGATCAATGCACATTGATTATCTAGGGCGCTTTTGGCAGTACGTTAAGGGCGGGGGAACTCTTGCACAGTACGAGTTTTGTCAGATTTCAACCGATGGTAACTATACCATTGTAAGCACAAATGATACTTCAGTACCTTCAGCAAAGGTAATGAATATCGGATGTGTTCAAGTTTCTGGTGGATTTACCTCCACTAAATACGGTTGGATTTTCCGCGGTAACGGTGCTTTCACCGGCCTTATTGCGGCATCATGCGTACAGGATGTTAAACTTTTGACGACAAACACAAACGGGGTACTTGATGATTCAGGAACCACGGCGGTGCTAGGCGTTAAACTTTTAACAACAATTGTTGGCGCGGCGGCTTCGGCTTGTTACGCAAACACTTTGATGACAACTAACCCGTAATTTAATGGGGGCTTCGGCCCCCTTTTATTCACTCAATCATAGGGGGATTATGTCAATTGATCTATTAAACCAGTTCAACTTTCCTGATGTAGCAAGGGAAGATTTCATAAATAAGGGCCTTGTAGCAAAACAAATTGCTCCAATGGTTAATAACTATGAAATGCAAGGATCGGATCGCGGTGTTGCTTATAGATTCTTTATCGTTCCAGTAAAGAACGAAATGAAATCTGAAGCGGCTGATATGGAAATCAATGATGAAATTGAAATGATTGAATGGTTCAAGGATAGAAAGAACCGGCCAACAGAAAGGGTGCGTTTTCTTCCACCACAACTCTTAAAATTCAACAAACAAGGCGAGTGCATAGGCGGCCTTTATCAAGAAGCATATCTTAGATTTAAAAAGGGCCTTACGGCTTCCGGGCTTCCGCTTGAACGGTGGGAGAAACTTTCAATTGGTCAGATCGCAACGCTTAAAGCTGAAGGGATCTTTACCGTTGAACAATTTGCGGCACTTCCAAAAGATAGAATTGAAGATAGGTTTCCAAAGGATTTAAAAGAAGCGTTTTATGCCGCAATTCATTTAGTGAATCGGCTTAATGTGATCGAAGATGTTGAAAAGCATGCTGGTGAAGCGGTTGAACTTAAACAGCGGCTTGCAAAAGCAGAACAGGAAAATCAGGAACTAAGGGAAAAGCTTTTAGGAAAGCCGGAAAAGAAAAAAGCCGGACGGCCTAAGAAAGTTGTACTTACTGATGAAGAAAAGGATGGTGAAGAATGGGCATAGATTTTTTTATTCAGGCCGATCCAACATTTGATCCGGAACGGTTTCAGCTACGGGAATATTTCAGTTTGGTTGCCGGGCCTATTGAAGTAAGGGCTGATGGTATTCCAAGAAATGCAATTAACCGGCAAGGCATGGTTGATGATGAAATTAGAAAATCAAATCCGGCGGCGTACGCGGCGTTTCGTGCGAATTATAAAGCGCAAAAAGAAGATATTGATAGACAAGCTTTTGAAAGCCCTGGGCGTAAAATAGCTGTTTTACCAATTCCTGAAGTTGTAGTTGAACCAGTTGTTGAACCTGAAGCACCAAAAGACGAGGAAATAAACTAATGAAAAAGATTCTTTTATCAATTTTTGCAATTCTTTTGCTTGTTTCTGGAACGGCGCAAGCGCAGTACACAAGATCACAGGCAACAAATCGGCTTGTTTCTCTTGGCATGCACGATCAGTTGGCAAAAGAAGTTGCCGGACTTGCTTCCGGGCTTGGGGTTATTCCAAACAACACTTATTTGAGGGTTAGAAATGCGGCGGGAACCGCAAATCTTTCAGTGTTGAAATCGGACGCTTCCGACAACACGGTACTAAATGCTGGAACAGGTAAAACCGTTTCTCTTGCGGTGAATAGCGTTAATGAACTAACCGCGGCTTCAACGGGTGTTACCGTTGCGGCGGGTGATGTGAATATGAACACATCCGGCCAAACGCTTGCAATTCAAGAAGCAACCGCGGCAAACGCTTGTTCAGGATCGGTAACTGCAAACGGCACAACACCGGTTGCAACTTCAACAACTTGTTGGACAACTGGATCAAGGGTTTTTTTAACTAAGACTTCAACAAGTGCGGTAAATGGTAGCTGTTATATATCTGCAACTTCTAACGGGGTTAGTTTTACAATAACTTGCCTTGCAACTGATACCGGAACTTATAACTGGTTTATTATTCATGAAGCCCCGTAATTTAATATTGATTCTTGCTTTGTTTTGTTCGGCTTGTGAAAAGCAACAAACAGAACAAGTTTCAAGAGAAGAATTAGTTGCCGCATTTGAACAGCGGGATGCCGCAATTGAAGATATTGTAAAAGTGATTAAAGAATTGCCCGATTATAAAGAAGCGGAAAAGAAATTAAAGGAATCAAAAGAAAAATGAAAAAGTTTCTTCTAGTATTTCTAAGCCTGTTTCTTGCTTCCGGGGCCTTTGCTCAAACTACCAAAAGTTCTAATCACATTTGGGAAAGCGCCGCATATGGCCAAATTCCGGGCGCAACTGAAGTTGTTTTAAACGGCAATAACGGCGGCATAACTACAACTTATGAAGCGGTTTGGCCGGAAAGTTCGGCCTACACTCCACTTACAACGGCAATGTCAACGCCGTATTGTGCAAGCACCAACAACACAAACGACAAAGCCGCTGGAACCGGTTGTCTTACAATGCAAGTGCAAGGGGTAAATACTTCTTACGCGGACTTTACTGAAACCGTGACCATGAACGGCCAAACTTCAGTGAATCTTGCAACTCCCAACGTGCTTTTTATAAACAACCTTAAATGCCTTACCACCGGCTCAACTTTTGCAAATACCGGCACAATTCGTTGCGGCACCGGCGCAAATACTGCGGGGGTACCGGCGGTTGTTCATGCCCATATGCCAATTGGTTTTGGTAAATCTCAAACGGCAATGTACTTAGTACCGGCAAGCCGATCTTTAATTTGTAGAAACTGGAATTTCTCAAGCGCGGGCTTGGGTGCAAACTTGGCGGTTAAATTTGCAATTGATACTTTTACCGATCCAGTTTCGGCAAAAAATTTGCAACGTGATGAAGTTGCAATTCTTAATCAATCGGCGGGGCATGCGGTAACATTGCCTTATCTTGTAAAATATCCGGCAAAAACCTTAGTTATTGTTGAAGCGCTTGCGGCAACTTCAACCGGGCCGGTAAACGTATCAGCAGAATGTTTACTTGTTAATGATACTTGGGCGGCAACTGGTCAGAACGTGTTTTAATGGTGGGGTTTCGTGAATGTACTTACACTTTTAGGACAAATTGCAACATCAATAGGTATTCCAACACCATCCGCATATAATTCAAATGCTAAACTTCTTCAATGCTTAGTTGATATTTCTGAGGAAATGCGATCCAGACGCGTTTTTCCTCAACAGAAAAGAACAAAAACAATTTCTTTGGTTGCCGGTGATACAAGTGCGGCCTTTCCTACTGATTTTTATAGTGGCCTTGTGACAACACAATTTAACCAAACAAACCGTTGGCAACTAGTCGGGCCGTTGGGTGATGATGAGTGGAACTATCGGTTGTATGGGCCGGGCGGCAATTCCAACCGTGTTCATTATAGAATTTTTGGGCCAAATATTGATCAGTATTCTTCGGCAAAAATGATGAAAATTGATCCGGCAATTTCGGCAAATACCACAATTTCTTATGATTACATTACAAGAAATCTTTTTTATCCAACCGCATGGACACCATCAGAAACAGTTTATGAAACCGTTAGTGCTGATACAGACGTTCCAATGTTTGATACCGATCTATTAAAAGAAGGTTGTATTTACCTTTATCGGGAAAGGCGCGGCCTTGAATTTTCAGAATTAAAACAACAATTTTATAAAAACCTTGATCGGGCGGCGATTCGTTATATGGGACAAGTAAAGGGAAGTTTTGCCGGTGAACCGGTTTCTGAGAGAAGGTATAAACCGTCAACTGATGGGGGTTGGCCCGCATGAAATCATATCAACCAAACCCAACACCAGGCCCGCAAAATCCAGGCAAATACCCGGTTGCGGTGGGGCCGCACTATCAGCATTATGGGGAACTTCAAGGGTATGTTTATAATCCTTATACCGATAAATATTCCCCTGATCCGGTTGCCGCAAAAAAGCTTGCCCAAGATCAAGGATTAATACCCCCCGATCCAAAGGCCCCAAGCCTTGCCAGTTCAATTTTGCCTGTAGCGGCAACGGTTGGTTCTATTTACGGCGCACAGGCGCTTGCACCAGAAATTATAAAAGGCGGTAAGCAAGTATTAGGCGGCCTTTATAACGCCGGAAAAGATGCAATTACCGGCGCAACTACGGCAACGGCACCAACGGCGGCAACAGCGGCGGGATCGGGCGCGGTAAATGGTTTAGTGGGGGCCGGAACCGATGCCGTTCAAGAAGGCATTAATGCGGCGGCTAATCCTATGGGATACGCAGAAACGGTGCTTCCTTCAGGAACACAGGGAACAATTGCAAGCGGCATTGAAGGGGCAAGCGGCACCGGTACAAGCGGTGCGACCGGCGGCCTTTTTGGGGCTGGTGGTGCTGGTTCAACGGCGCTTGGGGTTGGTGGTACAGCCTTGGGAACTTATGAAGCAATTCAAGGCATTAAAAACCAGAATCCAATTCAGGCCGGATTGGGCGGGGCCGGTGCGGTTATGGGCCTTAATGCTCTTGGGTACACTCTTGGGCCGTGGGGTGTTGCGGCTACTATTGCGGCCCCGGCGGTGCTTTCAGTAGTAAGCAAGCTTTTTGATCATGAAACCACAAGAGAACGTGCCAAAAAGAACACCAATGAATTAATGGGCATGTCAAATGATCCAACGTGGCAAAACTATGTTGGTGGTATTCGTCAGCAATACGATTCAGCACCAACCGGGAAAGCGTTTGATGCCGGAAAATATTCAACTTGGGATGAATACAAGCAAGCGGGCCTTGATGCCAATGATCTAATGGGCGTTTATGGGAATCTTAAAACTTTTGGGCCGGATTGGATCAAGTATTCACCGGAGCAACAAAAGGCAATTACTCAGGCGCTTATAAATAACGATCTTTACGCTTCTAAAAAAGGTGATGTAATTGTTACCGATGAAGCAAAGGCAAAAGAAATTGCAAATCAAGCACTAGCGGCAACACCGGCACAAGGTGTTGTTGGTGGTACACCGTGGAAACCAGGGATGCCAACGCATAGTAGAAGATGAGCAAACCCCAAAAGATAGATATTTTTGAAATCCCAACATGGAACGGGGGCATGAATAGGCGCGATCCTATTAATGCACTCGCACAAAATGAAGTTTTTCATTTATCGGGTTATCTTTGTTACCCAAATTCAATTAGGGCATGCGGAAAAGAAACAGCGGGCGTAACTTTAAATTTTACGTTGCGCGGCCTTTTAAATTGGAATAATGCTTCTTTTTCAGAAAGAGTTATTGCAACTTGTGATAGTAGAATCTTTTCGGTTGATTCTGCTTTTTCTGCAACAAATATTACAGGTGCCGTTGCTGTTACTGATGGTCGTTTCTCAGGTGTTGCTTTCAATCAGTATCTATTTTTATGCAATGGCGTTGATAATGTAATAAAAGTTTCTCAGGCGCTTGCTACTTCAAATCCAGGTTTCACGGGGCCGGGCGCGGGTGATCTAGTTTTCAATCAAGTTTGGAGCTATAAAGGGCGGCTTTATTTCGTTGAAAGAAATTCCAATACATATTGGTATGGCGGCTTGGGTTTTATAACCGGCGCAACAACAGCGGTTCCGCTTGATAGCTTTTTTCAAATGCCTGGAAAGCTTCTTTTTGGTTGTGAATGGACAATGAATCAAGGCGCAAGCTCTGAAAGTTTTTGTGTTCTTGTTTCAACATTCGGTGAAGTTCTGATTTATTCCGGCGATTATCCCAATTCCCCAAATTGGTACTTGGTTGGAAGAACAAAAATTCAAGCTCCACTTGATAGAAGATCTTATTGTAAAGTTGGCAATGATGTTGCCGTATATACAAAATCAGGAATTGTTTTTCTTTCTGAAGCGTTTGCAAAAGCATCAAATCCTTCAACACTATTTACTATTACTGATAAAATTAGCCGTGTTTTTGAAAGGGGATGGTATCCAACAACAGATACAGAAGGAAACATTATAGCAGATCGTGAAAGCCCATTTATTTATGCTAGGGCCGGAACCGATGGGGGAAATACAATTACCAATGGTGTTTTTGCTCAAAATATTCAAACGGGCGCTTGGTCATATCTTCCAATTTCATCAGGTGGAACAAATTTCATAACTTGCATGTGTCATGCGTTTGGTTATTTGGTTTTAGGATATTCAGCAAGCGGGCAAATAAACTACATTCCAAAAACATCGGTTCTTGGAATGGCAAGAACGGTAATTTCTGAATGGTACGATTTTGGAAATAAATTAGTTAAACAAATAAAAGCAGTTCGATTAGTCACCGCAAACATGAGTGAAGGATCAAATTCATCAACTCAATATAAGCTTACAATCAATGCTGATTATTTTAATTTGAATGATACCGCCGGTGCAAATGAAAACAAAGTAACCCAAACTTTGAGCGCGACAACTTCCACTGGAACAGATACAATTTTAGTTACCGAATTTGATAATGTTGGAATAATGGGAAAGCGGTTTAGGTTTCAAATTTCTGCAACTGATGGTGGAATTGATGAAATCTACAAACTTGAAGTAGATTTTGAAAATGGGGGTATATTATAATGGCGGCGGCACAATGGATTAGAGTTTCACCGGGCGTTTATAAAAACCCTTATACCGGGGCCATTATTAGGCCGCCGGGCGGTGTTCCCCCAAAAACTCCACCGGCACCAAAAGCGGCGGCACCAGCACCGGCACCAGTTGTCAGTAATCCGGCACCGGTTGCAAACCCGGCACCAGTAACAACACCAGCACCAGTAACCACAACAACGCCGGGGGGCGTTCCTGATGCCGGCGCGGCACCAGGGGCGGCGGTTACACAAACACCAACCGCCGGGGCAAATGGCGTACCAGATACAACGCCGGGGGGCGGCACTCAGGGCGATCTTAATCCAGGCCCGGCACCGGTTGCAGTAACCCCAACCAATGCCGCAGACTTAACGGAACAACAGCGGCAAGAAGCTGAATATACAGCGGCCAAAAACTTACAATTAAACAATCCCAATATTGTAAATGATTTTGGTTCACAAACTGTAACCCGTGATGCAAACGGAAATGTTCAGGTTACACAAAGCCTAAGCCCGGAACAGAAAGCGATTTTAGGAAAGGGCCAGGATTTAACCCAAAAAGGGTTGGATATGGCAACATCCCAACTTTCGAGTATGGCGGGCCAACCGTTTAACCCAACACTAACCGCAAGAACTTCAACCGGTGATCTTAACGCGGATAGATCGCGCATCGAAGATGCTATTTTTGCAAAATTCACACGAAATCTAGATCAGAATCAATCGCGTGATACAGAACAAACGCAACAGCGGCTTCAAAACATGGGAATTCCTTTTAGTGCTGATCCTAATTCGCGGTACCAACAGGAAATGAAAGCATTAAATGATCGTTATGATACGCAACGCGAAAACGCACGACAAACCGCAATTCAAACCGGTGGTGATGAATATTCTAGGGATGTTGGCATTGGTGAACAACTTAGAACAAATGATCTTTCAACCGCTGGAACTATTCACGGTACACAGTTGAATGATGTTAATGCGTATTCACATCTCGGAACGGGGCTTCAAACTCCAAACTTTCAAGCGTACCAGGGATCGCAATTTCAGGGGGCCGATCCTACAGCGGCCTATTCCACAATGAGTCAAGAAGATTTACAAAAACAGCAATTAGCACTTCAAAAAGCAATTGCAGATCTTCAGGCTAAAACAAGCCTTAAAGTTGCAAGTATGAGAACCAGCGGATCGGGCGGCGGCGGTGGGGGCGGCGGCACTCAAGACACGGCATTTACGGGGTTATAATATGGGCGCATTAGAAGATTTAGCGGCAATGTTGGCACAAGGACAAGCGGCGGCAAGCGCCCCCGATGTTGGCAAGCTTATTGCCCAAGAAAACCCATATTTAAAACTTCAGCAAGCACCAGATTTTATTTCACAGAATCTTGTTAAACTTGCACAAGATCCAAACGGTACTTACAAAACCCGCGATCTTATGATTGGCGGCCTTTTAAGCGGCCTTTTATCCGGCGGCCTTGGTACCATTGGGGCCGATTATTCAAATACGCTTGCCGATAGATACCAGAATGTTCTTCAACAAGCGGCACTAGGCCAAACTCCAGAAGATACCGGCGATCTTTCACCGGCGCTTTTTGGTGCGGCCAAGAATCAGGGGCAATCAGTATTTTCTAAAAATCTTTTGGATAAAATTAAGCGCGGCCAAGATATTCAAGATGCGGGGCTTAAAAAACAGGCTGAAACAATTGGTGGTATTCAAGGCGAAAATGCGGCTTATGGTGTTACGGGCGGCACAAATCCAAATTCACCACTTTCTAAAGAAGCTGATGCGGCAAGGCAAGAAATTGATAAATTACCAGTAGTTCAAAAACTAAAAACAACAAATACTTCAATCGCACAAATGGCACCATTTGCAAGTATTGATACTGCTTCTTCTGATATTCCTTTTGCAACATTATTTATTGGCGGTCTAGATGGTAGTGTTGTAAGAGAAGGCGAATATAATAGGGTTGCGGGATCAAATCCGCTTCTTGCTAAATTCCAAAATCTTTTAGAAGGCGCATTAAACGGAACTTCAAAATTGGGTGTTGATATTAAACAACAAATGCTTAATGAACTTAAAACTTCACAACAAACACTTTTGGATGAAGCAAATAAGCAAGCATTGCCGCGTTTAACAACAGCGCTTTCTAGGGGTGTTAAAAATCCGCTTGATGTGTTGCCGTATGATCCAAATATGAAATTTGATATACAACAAAAACAAGCGGCTCCAATAGTAACTTCAACCGGCGGCCTTTCACCACAACAAAAAATAATTGCTGAAGCAAAAGCAAAATTTGGGGACACGCCAGAAGGAAAAGCGGCGGCATTGGCGGCGATTAATGAATTAACAATACCAACGCGGGGGGCGGTGCCGCTTGGGTGATAATAATTTTGAAGATCTTTGGAATTCTACACCGGCGGCGGCTAGTGCGGCACCAGTACAGGCCGGGCCGCAATCGTTTGAAGATCTTTGGAATTCAACACCGGCACTTGGGGCGGTTCCTAATGTTGAAAGTGGTGTAAATAATGTTTCAGCACAAGTTGGAAAGGGCCTTTCTTTAGGTTTTTTTGATGAATTGCAAGGGTTGGATAAGGCCGCACAAAATTCTTTTCTTGGAATTTTCGGATTAGGCAATAACAAAAGTTTTGGCGAAAATTATCAGCAAAAAGTTAATCAAGCGCGGGCGGTTGATGCCGCTTATGAAAAAGCGCATCCATATATTTCATTTGGTGCAAATGTTGCTGGTGCGGCACTTCCAGCAATTGCAACGGGTGGTGCAAGTTTGCTTGCCGATGCTCCATTAGAAGCGGCACCAATTGCGGCCCCAATTTTACGCAATGTTTTTGGTGTTGGATTTAAAGAAGCACCATCAATATTTCAAATGTCAAAATTGGGGGCAACTGCGGGCGGTATTGCCGGTGCTGGTAATGCAACTGAAGGCAATCGGCTTGCGGGCGCGGCAACTGGTGCAACGGTGGGGGCGGTTGCGGCCCCGGTGCTTGGAACAGTTATAAATAAAGGGGTTAATGCTGTTTCGGATGCTGTTTCAAACTTGAATTTGGGCGGGCGTTTTGCCGATCAAGTTGGTGCGGTTGGTGCTGATATTCCTTCAAGCCGTGGTGCCGCATATACACCAGAAGAATTAATTCTTGCTAAAAACTTAAAGAATACACCACTAGAAAAGATTACAAATGCTTCTTCGGAAATGTCGGATGCTTTAGATAGTGGTACTCCGTTATTTTTGCCTGAAGCGCTTCAATCAGCAAAAGTAAATAGAAATGCGCGGTTTGTTGCAAACTATGAACCATCAATGGAGTTTTCACAGGCCGCAATAAATGAACGTGCCGCCGGTGCTGGTGATAGGCTTACTAATCTTTTTGATACAATTTCCGATGAAAGAAATGTATTCAATGGCGCTTCTGGAATGTCGCAAGCGGCCCAAGATATTTTGGACAATGCCACAAAAGCAAAAATTGCGGCGGCTAAACCGCTTTATGATGCGGCAAAAGAAGCGGGGCCGGTTGTAGAATCGCCGGTTGTTGCTGATCTATTGGCAAAAGATAAGTATCTTCAATCAGCGGTTGCAAATGTTAAAAAATCAGCACAAAACGCGGATCTTCCAAATAATTCACTTGATGTTTTGATCCAATCAAAAGGTCAATTAAGGGATGCAATCCAAGCGGCAAGGCAAAACGGTGAAGCAAACAAAGCGCGGTTAATTCAAGGAACACTTGATACATTGCACAATGCAATGGAAACAGAAAACCCGCTTTACAAAAAGGCAAATGCGACCTATTCAGCACTTTCAAAAGGAACAAGCGCACTAGAAGAATCAAAGCTTACATTCTTAGGGGCACTCCAACCGGACAAGATAAATGATATTGGGCAAATCTTTAATTTACCGCCGGAACAACTTTCAAAATTACGCGATAGTTTTGTAAAAGCGGGCTATCAAAATGAATTTGATGGTGGTATTCGTGCGTATCTTCAAAACATTGTAGAAAAAAGCAAAGATGGAACTAATCTTATTAAAAACATGATTAGCACACCACGACAACGGCAACTTCTTGAAGCGGCACTTGGCCCATCTTATGAAGATATTATAAACCCACTTTTAACAGAACAGAAAATTGCCGCCGGGAAAGCGGCTTACAATACCGGATCTTCAACTTACGGCAATTTTGCTGAAGCAAATGATTTTGAAAAGGGTGTTGGAATAGTTTCAAAAGCATTTAACGGCAACAAACTTCAGGCATTGAAAGATTTATTTACTAACAAAATGCCGGATGATGTTGCACAAGGATTAGCAGAAATTTATTTTAATCCACAAAGGGGAAGTGACGCATTAACAAAAATAATGCCGCTTTTAGAAAATTATGCAAGGAATAAAAGCGTTTCTGAAGCATTGGGCCTTGGCGCGGGTGTTGCCGGTTCTAGGGTTGCTCCAAAACAACCTTATAAAGAACCAACAAGGCCTAGTGTTTTCGGACTTCAAAAAAAAAATGAACCGGTAACGCAACCGGCAATAAAAGGGGGTGATGCGGTGAAGCAAGATATAAATCTTGATAATCCTGATCATTTGGGTGCTCTTGTTCAATCTGTAATTCATCAGGAATCGAACAATAACCCAAACGCCGTTGGCCCGGTGACTCGGTACGGAACCGCAAAAGGGTTGATGCAATTGATTGATAGCACCGGCCAGGAACTATTTAAGAAATCAGGCTTGCCGGGCAAATACGATCCGTTTAATGCGGAACAAAACAAAATTCTTGGCACCATGTACCTAAAGCAATTAACTGATAAATATGGTGGTGATGTGAATCTTGCTCTTGCGGCCTATAATTGGGGGCTAGGGAATCTTGATAAGCTTTTAAAAAGAACCGGCGCAACTTCTTTTGATGAAATTCAAAACCTATTGCCAACTGAAACAATAAACTATAGAAACCAAATTTTAGGCCGTATAAAACCAACGGGGCAAATTCTGGCATGAGTTTAAAAGCTTCTATCAACGCGGCAACCATAACCATGATTCTAATGGGGGTTTTGTTTTCATTTTTTACTTATACAAGTAAATCTTGGATTGAAGGAATTAACACACTTGAACCGCGAGTAAACAGGCTTGAAACAAAATTCATTGAAGAAGAAAAAAACACCGATAGAAGGCTAGTTAGCATTGAAGTTAAGATTGATCGCTTACTAGAAAGAAAATGAGTATAGGCGATTTTCTAAAATCTTCGGTATTATGGCAACGCAACGCGGCTGAAGTAATCAATCAAGCGGCATTAGACAACGCCGGAACAACATCAAATGCCGTTGATGCGTATTCAGCAACCGTTTCCATTCCAATGGATCGAATTCATGACGGTGAAAATTTTGCCGTTATTTTTAATGCAAGCAATACCACAACAACACCAACACTTTCAATTAATGGGCTTACCGCAAAAACCATTGCCCGGTTTGACGGTACAGCATTAACCGTTGGTGAAATTCTAGTTGGTAAATACATTCTTTCTTATAATCAATCTTCGGATAAGTTTCTTTTATTTGCTGGTATGACCGGCGATCTAAATGCAATTGAAGCGCTTTCTGGAACTTCAGGAATTCTTTGCAAAACCGCGGCAAATGCTTGGGCGCTTAGAACCTTAACAGCACCGGCGGCGGGTATTTCTGTTTCAAACGGTACCGGTTCCGGCGGTAATCCAACACTAGCACTTGCAAACGATTTATCAGCAATTGAAGGATTAGGATCAACCGGATTAGCGGCCAGAACCGCGGCTGATACTTGGGCGCAAAGAACTATTCAGGGAACAACAGATACAATTTCTCTTACTAATGGTGATGGTGTTTCTGGAAATCCAACAATTGACATTGCCGCAAAAAAACAGGCCGGGTGGATACCGGGCGGATCGTGGACATTTGCAAGCGCAACAACAATTAATATTGCCGCGGGCGGTGCCTCAAAATATTCAGTTGGTGACAAAATCGAATTGGTTCAAACAACAACAAAATATTTTGTTATTGTTGGTGTTGCAGATACTCTTTTAACCATTACCGGCGGTTCAGATTATACTTTAGTTAATGCCGCAATTTCTTCAAATTACTATTCACATGAAGCAAGCCCGGTGGGGTTTCCACATCATTTTTCTTACACTCCAACTTTAACCGGGTTTTCTGCAAATCCAACTTTCACGGCAAAATTCAATGTTACGGGCCGCCGATGTACGGTGATGTTAGCAACTTCAGTGAATGGTACAAGCAACACAACCGGTTTTACTGTTTCATTGCCGATAACCGCGGCGGCGGGGCCGGATATGATGCAAGGCGGCAATACCGGCAATGATAACGGGGTTTATCAAACAAACGTGTTGGCCCAAGTTTTAAGTGCCGGTTCTGTAATTAATCTTTACCCGGCGGGCGGTTCCGTGAATTGGACGGCGGCGGGCGCAAAGGGTGCAAATTTTAACGTAAGTTATGATTTCTAATAAAAAAGCCGGTTTGAAGTGGATTCCAAACCGGCCTAAATTTCTTAGGAGAAATCGGCATATAGCCAAAAGCTATTTTATAATTTAGGGTGATTAAATGCAATACATTTTAAATAGACTTAAAGAAAGAAGCACTTATTTAGGGATCGCCGGGCTTTTAACGCTTGCCGGAATTCATTTATCACAAGTACAAATTGATTCCTTGGCATCAGCGGGCATTGCTCTTGTTTCAGCCTTGGCCGTATTCTTGCCCACTTCTTCCCCCAAGTAAGAAGCGCTTTTTTTGCAAATCGTTCTTCCAAAGCTGAATTCTGCTTTCTAGAATTTTTATTTTTTCTCGAATATCGGCCCGCAATTTGAAATTGCCCGCGGCCTTTAAATCTTCTTCCAGCATTTCAAGTTGTGCTTCATCTTGTGCTATTTTTTGAAGAAGAAAACGAATCATTGTTTCAGAACTTGTTTCATTCTTAATTATTGAATATTGCCGATAAGATTCAATTCTTTCATTTCTTTGATTTCTTGATTTAGAACACATGATTTTGATTCTAAATCTTTCAATCTTTCGTGCATAGCATTGAAGTTGTTGTTCATAATTCCGGCAATTGCTTTATGTTCTTTTTCTTCATGATCATCAAGCCGTTTTTCTAGGTTGTAACCATAGAAAACAAAGAAAGCGGCCCAAGGAATAATGACTAGGAAAGTGGAAAGAACAGAAGTTAAAAAATCATTCATAACTAATCACAAAGAACATAAACCAAAGAAAAAGAGATCCACCAAATTACAGCGCTTAAAGCGATTCCCCAAGTAATGCCGGTTGCAAGTGCTTTATCCATAAAGATGCCCCATCAAAAACCCCCAAAGAAATGCAATGATCGGCCATTTCTTTGAAGCATCAATAAATACTTGGCTGATGGAATTACGATCAACTTTGTCAGTGTACAAGAACACATCCCAAACAAGCGCGGCAACCGTGATAATGCTGATGATAATTCCAACGGTTAAAGATGACATGCTTCGGCGCTCCATTCATCAAGTTCTTTAACTTGTTTATTGATTAAATCTTGAAGTTCTTGTGTTACGGGTGTTGATAATTGAATTGCTTGATTTCCGGTAGATTCACGAAAAGCTTTCCATTTTTCGGCCCATTCTTTTGCCATTGCGCGGGCCGCATCTTCAGCATCTTCATCATTCCAGCGCGTATATTTCAACGCGATTTCATTGATTTTTTCTATCAACTTCATTTTCATTCACCAAAATAGTTTGAAGATTCTTCAAAGTGCATTAATTTTTCCCTAGATTCTGAAATTAAAGATTCTATGTTTTGAATAATAGATTGTAATTGTGAAGAATAATACATTTTAAGATCTAATGTGATTTCAATTCCTGAATTTGGGTTTTTGTAACTCCAAGTACTTTCATGCAAATTACTAATTTTTATGAACCCATTTTTTTCTAAAATTTTTTCAATTGGATCAAAACAAGAAGTTCTTTGTAATGTTAAAACGCTTGTAATCATTCTGTTTTTGCATCAATTATATTGCGTAGCAAACCCGCCGTGTTCAAAGCACAAAAAATCAGAAATGCGAGTAAATGATCCAAGTGAATAATCAAGCCGTAATGAAGGCGGCTTTCCTTCTTTTCGGTGTATTTTGCCATTCCATGAAAGAACTTCACGTTCTTCAATTTGGGAAAGTATAGAAGCGCTGGTTGGTGCAATTTCAAGTTTTGTTGAAGCAAGTGGAAATTCATAATCACATGAGGGGCATCGAAGAACTTTTATGAAAACAACGCAACCGCAAGCCGGGCAAGTTTTTGAAGGGGCTTTTTTGATTTCGGCCTTCTTATCTTTTTTCACTGAAACAGAAATCAAATCAATAGGGCCGTGCCGTTCAATGTTGCCGCCGAAATCGAGCACCAAACAATTCTTTTTGCCTTCATTGGGTGTTGCAAACAAATAGCTTTAACAGCATACATTATAGAAACCTCAAGATGGGTTAAGGCAAGGGATGCTTCACGCGAATCAACTAAATTTTCATTGATAAATTTTTCAACTTCTTTTGCAATGTTTCTTGCCTTTGCAATGATTTCTAAACCTTTATCTGAGGGCTTCATATAATCAAGATTTAATGATTTCATAATTTGTTTCCTTTATATTTTCAAAAAACTTCTGATTTCCTGTTTACTCACATCCGAAAAATGAAGCGGAAATTTTGCAATTCCTGTTGCGTTTGTGTTCATTACATCTTCTGTATTCGTATGATGTGCCCCAAGGATATGCCCAAGTTCATGTTCAATTGCGGTAATGGCCATGTTCTTATTACCGTACCAGCACGAAACCAAAGAAGTTGCGTTTGGTTGATACATCATACCAACACCGGACGATCCGCCGGTAGTCCATTTGTTTTGATTGTAATGCACCGGGGGCAAAATGCCAAGATTGATTTCTTCCGGGTTTTTCTGAAACTGAGAAATCCATTTAAAGGTTTTATTGTATTTAAGCGGCCCACTTGCCGATCCATCAAGTTCAGGGAACGGATCGGGGCACTCTCGATAGGTATAGGTCAGTTTTATTGGAAGTTCGGTTCTTATCAGTTTTCTAACCGCTGAAGTAATTTCAACGGCCTGTTTCTTGTTCAAGGAATCAGGCCCCAAGAAGTTGTAAATTTTCAACCAGATTAAGATCATATTCTTTCGAGTAGAAAAATTATAAGTAGGATAAGAACTATAATAACTAAGCATCCGGCGCACGATTCCCCATCATTGTAACTCATATCAAACCCCAATATTTAAACCACCAATTTAAGAAATAAAGCGCGACCGGAAATAAACATATTATAAAAAATATCCCACTAAAAAACGCGATAAAGAAAAAACATTCATATTTCATTTGACTCCTATTTTTTAACATTAACTTCACCAAATACGCTTTCAAACGATAAAAAAATTTTCTTAATTTCGTTTCTTAACATTCTTCGCGCATCCCAAAGGCCGAGTTTACAACATAAGTTGTGCCGCATTTGTTGCAGGTAATGTTCATTCTACAGTTCCCAATTCTAAAGCCTTTTTTACAATTTCAAAAAGCTTGTTTTTAAGTTCTTCCTCACTCTCACATTTTGCAAGTTCAACTTTCGAGATCCGAAGAACAAGGCCGGTTTCCCAAAAAAGAAAGCCGGGTTTTGTTTTGAATTTCCGGGCCTGAAGGAACTTTTCAAAGCCTTTGATTTTTTCTCTAAGTGTGTTCATTTTCATCTTCCCATGATTTTTCAACTTGTTTTAAAATTAAATCTTTCAAATCTTGAGGCGTTGAAGCTTTTTCTAATGCAACCGATCCGATGCAAATAGTACAATAAACATAGTAAGAATCATTGATAGGGGATTTTCTAAATTGAAATTTTTCAAGCCATTCTTTAATTTCTGGTTTCATTGCATCTTTCAAAAAATGGCCCCCTTTCGGGGGCCGGTACTACTCAATTTTTTGTATTAGTGGGAGAGATCCAAGCCGTTTTGTTATCGGTGCTTTCGTGCGACAAGCTGAAGCACTCAAGACTTCCAGATTGTTGTATTCTATAAACAATTGGGGTTGAATAAATCCCAAGTGCCATTATAGAAACGAAAACCCAAGCACCGATTATTTTTAATCCAAGAATGAAGTATTTCATACTTACTTTCCTTCCGGGTTAATTCCCCGTTTATTATCAACCTTATCAACACCATTGAAACCGGCTCCAAAATCAAAGCCGGTAACAAAATCAATTTTGGTGCCGCCGGACGTTTCAATGTGCTTAACGCATCCGGTCAGACAACACACCAGAATGATCGCTAGATAAGTTACTATCAATATTCTTTCCATAACCTTTTTTCCTTTTTTCATTTACAACCATAAACATTAAAACCGCTTTATCTGCAAAATCACTTTCTGGCGGTTCCCACGGCTGAAGTTTTCGCCGGAACCGGGCCAACCTAAGCAAGAGTTTTAAGCCTTCGTTTTTCGTTTTACTCATGCGCCTCCTTTTCTAAATGCCTTCGCTCTTTCTCGACATATTCTTTCACTTCCTTCGGACAGGAATCAGCTTCATCAGCAAGCCAAAGAAGATAGTGAGCAGGAATATCACCCAAAGACTCGCCCTTATACTTTCCAAAAGGCATACAATATCGAGAAGCGTTAAGTTCAATTCGCTGGGTGCCATGTGTGCCCTCGTTCATATATTCAACGTGTGTTTTACTCATGCGCCTCCGTGGGGTTAGTTCTTCGCGTAATTAATCGCCGCAAGCTGATGACAGCAAATTCGCTTTATAATCTCGTCGCCCTTGAAAACATTAATCCAAGGAATGTCACAAGACATTCCGCCTTCTGGATATGCTTCGATTTTTGTGACGCCAAACTTACCCACAGCAAAATCAGGTGAGTCAAGTAGGCTGAATTGAATGCTTTCAATCGTTCGAGTGTCGTTAAGAATTGTTTTCATATTCCTCCTAAAAATTCTGTTACATAAAATGGTGGGGCCTAATTTGTTTCCGATGAATGGTAATAGCCTTTTTCGTTTTTGTATCCAACAGAAAAACCAAATTCCCCCCAACATTGTGAAACTTCTTTTTTGAAATATTCAAAACAAATATCATTGGCACATCGTCGGCCAACTTCGCTTGTGTATTCTTTCATAGAACCATCTTCGCGGCGGCGATTTTGAATCCGAATAAATTTTTCATTATTGTCCGGTTCGATTCTATATAAAGAATCAGTTACACCATCAGCATGAAAAACCTTTCCGACTATTTGACCAATAAAAGATTTCATTTTTCTTTTCTCCCAAAAAGTTAAACATCCAATTTGCCCATCATACTCTTATAGCATTATACGTCAACATATTTTGTTTGCTTTAAATGTTTATTCCGTATATTTCTAAAGCACTTGGCCCCATTGGTTTAAAAGTCATGCTAACAATGCGAAAATACTTACCATCTTTTTTTACCTGTACTTTATCCGGTTCGTATAACTCTGTTATTCTTTCAAATGCTTCTTGGGTTGTTTTGGGCGCAGGGGCCTTGCCCCCACGGATAACCCATTTTTTAACAGCCTGATGCGTAGCAAAACCGCCGTGTTCAAAGCACAAGAAATCAGAAATGCGAGTAAATGATCCAAGTGAATAATCAAGCCTTAAAGAAGGCGGCTTTCCTTCTTTCCGGTGAATCTTGCCATTCCACGATAAAACCTCACGTTCTTCAATCTGAGAAAGTATAGGAGCGTTTGTTGATGCAATTTCAAGTTTTGTTGAAGCAAGCGGAAATTCATAATCGCAAGAAGGACAACGCAGAACCTTTATAAAAACAACGCAACCGCAAGCCGGGCAAGTTTTTGAAGGCGCTTTTTTAATTTCGGCCTTCTTATCTTTTTTCACTGAAACAGAAATCAAATCAATCGGCCCATGACGTTCAATATTGCCGCCGAAATCAAGCACCAAACAATTCTTTTTGCCTTCAGCGGTTCTTGTACCCCGGCCAACCATTTGCACATAAAGCCCGCAAGATTTTGTGGCACGCAACAACACCAACAGATCAACCGGCTTATGGTTGAAACCAGTGGTTAGAACATCACAGTTTGTTATTGCCTGAACTTTTCCTTCTTTGAATTCTCTAATCCGGCGATCACGTTCCATGTCAAAAATTTGGGAATGAACCGCATATGATGAAATTCCTTTTGCACTTAAAACTTCTGAAACGTGTTCAGCATGCTTAATTGAAGAACAGAAAACTAACCAACTTTTCCGGCCTTGCCCCTTGGCAATCACTTCTTCAACATGGGCTTCCGTCATTGGATCAAAGGCGCTTTCTAAATCCCCTTGATTGTAATCATAACCGGACGTTTTCACATTTGATAAATCGGTTTCAGTGTCGGACGGCCTAGAAATCAATTGTGACAAAAACCCCTGTTCAATTAAACTTCTTACATCAATGTCATAAGCAACATGAGTAAAAAGGGAATCTTCAGAAATCAAACTACCCTGATCAAGCCGGTACGGTGTAGCAGTAAGGCCAACCATTTTTGCATTATGATTTTTTGCAAACACGCGGCCTAAAAACTTCTGATACATTGAATCGGAATTTTTCGGGATTAAGTGGCACTCATCAACAATAACAAGTTGGGTTTCTGGAATATCGGCTTTAAAAACACTTTGAATATTTGCGTATGTAATTCTTCTGAAACGCTTTTGCCCAAGGCCCGCCGAATAAATGCCAATGGGTTCTTGAGGCATCAACCGTTGAAGTTCATGGGCGTTTTGCTCAAGAATTTCTTTTCTATGTGAGACAATCAAAATTTTGTATTCCGGCTTTTTGGAAATCACACGCCGGATAATGTCAGAAATAATAACTGATTTTCCTGAACCGGTTGGGGCCACAATAAGGGGCGATCCTCCCTTTGGGTTTTCTTTCCAGAATTCCCAAAGGGATCGGATCGCTTCTATTTGATAATTGTGTAATTTCATTTTAAGAAATCGGGTGTATCATCTTCTTCTTCGGCTTCAACAACTTCAAGCGCTTTTTTCTTGGCCGCTGGTGCCGCTTTTTTCTTCGATGCAACCGCGGGTTTTACATCAGCCGGATAAAAGCCGGTAATCTTGTTTCTTGCTTCATACCCTTCAGATGCCGGTTCAATTTTAAGCGAAATAACAAGCGGCAAATCGTGAAGTTCTGAAGAATCATCAACAATGCCCACTTTCCCAACAGCCCGGCATAATGCTGAAAGCATGCCCCGGCCTATTTGTTCCGCTTTTTCACTTGGGTTTTTGATGTTCAGTTGATCAAAAACTTTGCGGCCTTCAAAGCCTGATTCCAAAATATCAAATTCAAGTTTTAACAACATTCCGGCCCCATTTGAAGTTGGTTTAACTTCAGTGGAAGAAATCATTGCCAAATATCTACCCTTTGGAAGTGGTTCAAAGTTCATATTCTTCGGTTCATGTTCATCAACATCAAATTGTAAATTTCCCATATGCTAATTTTCCTTTTTTAATTACAACGTAGAACTGGCAACAACTTCTTCTTCAAAAACTTCAATGCCAGGAATTAAAGTTTTTTCTTTCATGGTTCTAACATATCCCCCAATTTTTTTAAGATCTAAAATCCAAAATTCTTGTGGGATCTTTTTTTCATCTATTATTCTGTAACTCCATTTGGAGCGAACAGAAACGCCGGGCCTTGCAATCGCGGCAATGTTCGGTGCAACAACTCTTGTTGAAAGTGCCGCTTCAGCGAGATCGGCGGCAACTTTATACTCACCGGCCCCAAATGCTATTTCAGCCTTATCAAGCAACCGTTGTTTTCTATCTTCTTCTTCTTTTCTTGCTATTTCATCAGCCCGCCGTTGTTCTTCGGCGCGTTTTTCTGCAACGATTCTTTCATAAGCAAGTATGGCCCCTTTAAGTTTCGTTTCAGCATCAGCCAACAAGGAAAGATGCGGTTCAAACATTTCAATAATGTTTTTCTTTGATTCATCAAGCGGCCTAGTTAAAGAAAAGCGCTTTTCAGTAACTTCTTTCATACGGGTTTTAACGGCCCGCAAGAATTCGGCGGCCCCTTTAAGTTCCGCATCCGTAGTGATTACTCCAACACGGATATTTTGAATTTCCTTGTCAACTTGTTCTAAGAATTGTTCGGTGTTCATTTTTTGATTTCCTTTTGTTTTTCTAAAGCTTCAATCATTTCGTTTGCTTTCTGTATTGCTACTGCAATCGTCATTGGATCACATTGATCAAGGCCCACGAAAACATATAAAAGAATTGCCGTTAAAATTCGCCATTCTTCAGCATCAATTTGAAAAAATTCATTTTTGTATTGATTACGAATCATTTTGCCCCCTTTCTTGCCTTCTTTAAAATTTCACCGGCTTTTTTATCAAGCGGTTTTTCCACTTCTTCCGGTGCTTCGATTTTATCAAGAACTTCAACTTGCTTTTCAGCCTTCACTTCAGCCAAATTTTCTTTCTTTTCTTTGGGTTTTCGTAGTTCCGCGGCTATAGCATCCCAAGAAAAGGGAAGTTGTGCGGGCAACTGATACCGATTCCCGGCGGTGAAAGATGCTCTTTCTTCAAGATTTAAAATTCTTTCACCGGTGCTTTTTGCCTTCACAACCTTTTGACCAAAACCTGCATCTTTTGTGAGTGTTGCAACGCGGTATGATGCAAACCCAAGAATGTCGGCCCATTCTGAAACAAGCCCGGCCCCTTTCTTTTGAAGATCTAATGAATATCTATCGTAGTTTTCTCTTTCTGGATCTTCAAACTTTTCAATCTTGGCATGTGCTAAAAGAACAACCATCATACGCCGTTCAAGATTAAGTTCTTCAAGCTTGTTTAAGATGTTCTTCCAAATGTTTTCGGCCAATGAATAACCGCGGCCATATGGGATTTCCCCAATGTCGGTTAAGCTTTTTTCTTTGCAAATATCAGCAAAAATAAGCTTTTCTAGCCAATCCAAAGAATCAATGATAACTGTTTTGTGCTGGTGCTGTTCTTCGTAAAGAAAGTTAAGGCATGCAAACACATCGTTTAAATCGGTGCACAAATCAAAAGCGCTTGTGGTGATTCCCTGCAAACCATCTTCAGTTTGAATGAATACCGGGGCCGGACAAGAAGCACCAAAAGTGCTTTTGCCTATCTTATGCGGGCCGTACACAACTAAGCGCGGCGGCCTATTAATTTTAGTGGTTTTAATTTCCATATGTTCCCCCAAAAAAGTTAAGTTGACCGGCCAAGGTTAAACCTGTATAACTTTTATGTCAACACTTTTTGTATAAGGAAATTATGGCAAAAGAAATTAAATCATTACAGGAACTTTTTGAACTTTGCGGGGGCGCTTCCAAAATTGCCTTTGAAATAGGTATTCATCAATTTTCAGTGGAAAGATGGAGGAAAACGGGCGTTCCGGTGAAGTATTGGCCCATTCTTTCTAAGCTTTCGGACGTTACGCCCGCTGAAATATATTCTTTAACTAAGAAAATTTTGGCAAATAAAGGCAAGTAACATGAAGGCCCCAAACGGCGATCCGCTTCTGGAAGTGTTGCCGGGCCTTGTGGGGGAAATTGCGAGATACGTTGATTCAACGCTAGAAAATTCTTGTGCCCAAATTTCCATTCCCGCGGCCTTTTCCTTTGTTTCGGCGCTTAAAAGCAAGCGGTATGAAGTGCCGGAAAAAGTGGCACCAAATCTTTATTGTTGCGTTGTGGCAAGTTCCGGCACCGGGAAAAGTCAGGCCCAACGCGCAATACAGGATTTAGTGCTTACTTGCGGCATGAATAAACTTTTAATGGGAAAACCCGCTTCTGATTCCGGGCTTCTTAAAGCGCTTCAAGATGAGGCCCGGCGGCTTTTAATTTGGGATGAGTTTGGAATTGCTCTTTCTGAACTTTCAAAATCCAACGCTTCATATCGGGCGCTTATTCTAAGTACTTTGATGGATCTTTTTTCATCATCAGGGAAAGTTTACTTGGGTAAAGAATATTCGAGTCAAAGCCGGGTTGACATCAAAGAACCGTATCTTTCAATTTTTGGTGCTTCAACTCCAAACAGGTTTTTTGGAGCACTCAACCAAGATTTTGTGGAAGATGGGTTTTTATCGCGGTGGTTGCTTTTTTTTGTACCTGAAGAAACCCCAAAGACACGGCCCGCGGCACCGGACGCAAACCAAATTATTGAAAAGATAATTCAGATAGAAAACGCCGAAAAATCAGAAAAGGGTAATTTAGCCAAGATTTTTGATACTAAAAGAATCATGGTGAAATTCGATAAAGGCCGCCGAAAACTTAGGAAAAACGATTTCAAAATGATGCTGAAGGCCGCAAAAACCGAAATTCAAAGAATATTCTGGTCAAGGGCCTATGAACAATATTTAAAAGTTGCAACTGTTATTTGTGATGATGGAAACGGAACTTTTGAAATTGATCATATGGCGGCCCAAATAGTTGAAGATTTAATTAAGGGTGCAATTGAAAAATGTGAAAATTGCCTATATTCTTCAGAACGAGAAAAAACCAAAGAAAAATTCAAAGCGCTTATTGCCCCCGGCCAAACTGCAACGCTTTCGATGATTACGAAAAGATCATACCGGCTGAACCTTTCACGTTCTGAAAGAATCGCGCTTATTGACGATCTTGTTGATGCCGGGTTTTGGCAAAAACACCAACAAGAAGTTGACGGTCGAAAAAAAGTAACTTGTTTCACGGCTGTTTAAATGTAAGGATCTCTTGATGGTCACAATCAATTTGAATAGTTCTACACCAGTATTGCCGCGTAACCTTTCTATATCCTTTAACTTTTTGAATAGTTCTACAATAATTCCACAAGTTTTGCGGAACTATTCGCGTATAACCTTTCGGAATAATTACATAATCGAATAATTCTACACATTTCGGGGGGTATAGACCCTTTTTTAAAAATCAAAAATCAAACGGTGTTAAACCGTAAAAAAGGGGTTTAGGCTCTCCCCCTGTAGAAGTGTAGAATTATTCAATATATATAATAAATATATATAGTTATAAACGAATACTTCCACAATAGTTCCCCAATAGTTCTACATTTCGGTGGAACTATTCGCCGTATAATATTGTTTTAATATTATAGCATGCTAAAAAACGCTTTCCCGTGATGCTTGTCATGTTTGGGCGGCACTTTCTTCAAAAGCCTTGCCGGTACCGTAAGAAACTTTAGGGCTTGTTGGTCACATTGTATTCAGTTAAAGTAAAAATGAATGGCGGGCATGCCAGGCCGCTTAATGACTATGCAAGTTTTGCATACCAAATGCCAAAATACGTTTTAATTCTGGTTTTTGTTTTACTTTTTCAAGTAAATGCACATGGACAACAAACAACCGGAATTTCAGCCTTCGCAATCTTCGGAAAAAATTTCCCTTGTAAAGCACTCGTTTCAACTTTTGGTGACTCCCAAACAATCGCCGTGGCAACTATTGTTGGAACTTTTGGGAATGATTTTACCTGTATTAACTCATTGGTTGAATCAAACGCCGGAAAATCTTTCATCATTGAATTTCACCTTAGTAATGGATCGTGCCGGGCTTTCCACCGATGCGGCCCCGGTGAATTCTTCGGATCTCTCAATTCAAAGCAATTTGATCGAAAACTCAGAAGAATCAACAGAAGCACCACAAAAAGAATTCTTTCAAGACTTGCTCCGATTAAATCCTTTATTGACCAATACCCAACAGAAAGACTTGCTATCCTTATATCTCCGGAACTTGAAACTAGGTGTTCAAAGCTTGCTTTAGAAAATTTTTTCAGGGTAATAAAAGATGAAATTCCCGCGGCTTTTCTCGTATTTAACCCCGTTGGGACAACTAATAATTTTGTGCCTATTGGCACTGATTTTGTTGAACTTCACGGGTTGCGCCCAAAGTTCCGCGGCAACACAAGCCGAATATGCTCCAACGATGGAAATGAGCTTAACTTGCAATCAGCTAGAAGTTACTTCAGACAAGCCCATTCTTGCCAAATGCTCTTGCCCTGGTCAAAAGAATTGCAAGGAATCACCGGGCATAATCGGCGGTTTGTTCGACCTCGTGATCGGCGCTTCGTCTTTACTAGTACACTGAAGAAGCTTTTTATGCTTGCACGTTCTATAAATTCGGTTCAGTCTTAAAAGTGGACGTGCGAATATCCAATTAAGCTACGAAAAAAAAGGAAAATAATCCAAAAGGTAAAAAAGGCGGCAAAAAGGGATCAAAAGGTTCCAAGGGTTGCTAAAGATTTCATATCTCCATAAATAGACAACCAAAACCTAGGCCGGTTATTTTGCGAGGAGTAACCGGCCTTTTTTATTATGGGTAGATCAACAAAACTTACAAAAGAATTAGCCGAAGAAATTTGTACGCGCATTGCTGAAGGGGAAACATTAATTCAAATTTGCCGTGATGAAAAAATGCCCGCGGCTTGGACGGTAAGAAAGTGGGTAGCAAAGCATGAAGAATTTCGTGCTATGTACGCAAAGGCGCGTGAAGATCAAATGGATACCTTTGCAGATCAGATTATCGAAATCGCTGAAGATGGTTCAAACGATTGGATAGAAAAAGAAACCAAAAGTGGCCGCATTATAGAAACTCTTGATCGTGAACACTTTGAAAGATCCAGGCTTAGAATTGATACAAGAAAGTTTTTAATGTCAAAAATTGCGCGGCATAAGTACGGCGAGAAAATCACACAGGAACACACCGGCAAAGATGGTTCTGGTTTAACGGTTGAAGTTCATGTCAACAGAAAAACCAAAGAAAAAGATCAGGCTTGATTTTGATCTTTGGCCAAAACAGTTTGATGCTTTCATATCCCCGGCCACTGAATTACTTTATGGCGGTGCGGCGGGCGGTGGTAAATCCCATCTTGAAAGGGTTGCTTCAATAACGTGGTGCCTAGATATTCCCGGCCTTCAATACTATCTGTTTCGGCGCAATTATCAGGATCTTGTAAAATCTTACATTGAAGGCCCAACAGGATACCAACAAATGTTGGGGCCTTTAATCCATGAACCAGAAGCAAACACAGAAATTGTTGCAAAAGAAATCAGGTTTCCAAACGGTTCAAAAATCTTTTTGTGTCATTGCCAACATCCCAAGGACGTTTTCAGATTCGGTTCTTTTGAATTCCATGTGCTAAACATTGCTGAAGCGGGCGAATTTGAAAAGTTCATGATAAATTATCTTCGTTCTCGTGTTCGATTACCTGAACAATTTCTTGATAAAATTCCAGAAAAGTACCTTATCCCACAAGAATATTGGCGCAATTCTAAGAAAAAAGAGTATCAATTCCCGCGGGTATTGTTATCAGCAAACCCCATTGGCCCCGGCAAATCTCACTTAAAGAAAACTTTTGTGGACGGCCACAAGCCCGGCGAAATTTGGCGGGCATCAGAAGAAGAAGGCGGCATGCTTCGGCAATTCATACCGGCAAGGCTTAATGATAACCCCTCATTAAACCCGGTTGAATACGCGGCAAAACTTCACGGCATTGGTTCAAAAGGTTATGTTGACGCACTTTTACAAGGCCGGTGGGATGCCCCCATTGGTGCTTTCTTTCCTCAAGTGGATAAAGATCTTCATCTTATCAAGCCGTTTATGATTCCTAATCATTGGCCGCGGTTCATGTCATATGATCACGGCGCTTGCGGTGAAGGCGATCCGTTTTCTATTGGCTGGTACACAGTGGCATCAGAAGCGGTTGGAATTTATTCTTCATTAACCGGAACAGAACTATTTTGTGCTCGTGATTCCGTCATATGCTATCGGCGATGGAACGGTGCCGGGCTTCCCAAAATCAATGCGGCTGATGTTGCCAAGGGAATTCTAGAAAGGGAACGGGGCGAACACATTTTATTCCGGGTTGCTGGTGGTGATATTCTTGAACAAAAAGGTCACGGCGAATCTATATTTGGCATCTTTGCAAAAAATGGTGTTAAGTTCAGGCGGGCCGATAATCGCCGGGTGAATGGTTGGGCACAAGTGGATTATAGGCTTGATGGGAAAGATGGTTATCCGCTTTCCTTTTGGTTTGAAGAATGTGAAGAAGATTTAGATAGCATTGGAAATTTGCAATATAACCCATTGAATTTAAGTGATTGTATTGGAAAAGATGACCATGACGCGGATCGGCACCGGTATGCACTCATGACACGGCCCATTGCCTTGCCGAATCAAGAACAAAAAAATGTTGACTTCCGGGACAAAAACAAACGTGTCACTGTTAAGCACATAATCAACCAGTTAAACCAAACCAAAGAAACAGGATATGTTACCAGAAGATAATGCCGATCAACCTAAGCTTGTTACTGATGATGAAGCAAAGGAAACACAAGAAAAATACACAATTGGTTATTTTAAGAAATGGTTGAAGGCCGCAAAGAAAGCGGCAAAAGATCATTGGGATGATTCACAATCGGCTTATGACGAAGCAGAAAACAAAGTTGCAAAAGATGGTGACGAAAAGGGGAGTAAGCGCGGTTATCCTATTTATAAGTTTTCAACACAGAAACTTGAACCGGCTTTCTATTCACGATCTCCAAAAGTAAAAGCACAACGGCGGTTTGGCATTGAAGATGATATGGCGCTTACCATGTCATTAATTGCCGATAGGCTTGGACAATGGCTAATTGATAACGGCCACTTTGATGAAGGGATGCTTGGGGCTTGTTCTGATTTCATTCATGCTTCAAAGGCAACAACTCAAGTTATTTACGAAACACAAACAGAACCGGCCCGCATGCCGTTAATGCCGCAAATTGATCCGGCAACCAACCAACCAACCGGATATGTTGATCCGGCAACCAACCAACCGTATACCGGCCAAGTTCAAAGTGACGGTGGTGGTTATTTCTACATGGGCGAAAAGGCCATTGAAGATACACAGAAAATTTACTTGGCCCCAATAGCGTTTGATGAAATCTTGCATACTCCAACCGCAAAAACTCCGGCACAAATTACAGAAATTGCCTATAAGTTTTGCCTGGAAAAAGAAGAAGCTGAAGAAAAATTTAATCCAGATAAAACAAAGCAACTTTCTTATAAGAAAGGTAAAGATTCTGAAGATGATAGTGATGACGCGGAAAGCGTAGTTGAAACCCTGGAAGGATGGGAAATTTACTGTTTAGATAACAAAACAGTTTATTGGGTTTCTGAATCTTACGGCGATATTTTAAAAGAACAACCAGATCCGCTTGGGATTTCCCGCTTCTTTCCTTCACCATCATTCATAATTTCCAACAAGAAAAGAAAATCATTATACCCAACACCAATTTGGGTTTACTTAGAAGCAACGGCCAACCAACTACACCAAATTTATGAAAGAACTTTTAGATTAGTTCGTTCAATTCGGCGGCGGTGTTTGGTTCATGGTGCAAGCCCGGAACTTTTACAGGCGCTTAACCGGCTTGATGGTGAAGAATATCTTGCCGGTGTTGATATTTCGGACATCTTAGAAAAAGGCGGCATTAAAGAAATAATGCAATGGGTTGACGTTCAAGAACTTGTTGCCGCACTTACTGAAATGCTTCAAATCGAAGAACACTTTAAGCAACTGTTCTTTGAATGGTTTAATTTGCCGGACATTTTGCGCGGCATTTCCGATCCGGCTGATACTGCAGAAGCACAAGGAATTAAGGCCGATTCAGCCAATGATTCTTTCAAGTACATGAAAAAACAAATGGTGGATCTTGCCCGTGATTCCGCTGAAATCATGCTTGATGTTGCTTTAAAAGTTTTTTCAAATGAGAAAATAGCACAGATTGTTGGATATGATTATTTAGAACGTGGAACACCAGCACAACCTCCGGATCAAAATAACCCGCAAGGAATACCAGGCAAGCCCGGCCACTATGAAAGATTTCCAGAGGCGCTTGCCCGGCTTAGAAACGATAAAGAAAGATTAGTTAAAATTGATTTTGAAACTGATTCCACAAGCTTTAGGGATGAACAACGCGAGATCCAAAAGCAACAAATGATTTCTAACACGGTGCTACAGGGCCTTTCCACTATCGGCGGCATGCAACACCGGGAATTCAGCGGCATTGCACTAAAGCTTTTGTTGTCAGTGATTAATGCAATGGGCGGTTCTTCACAATCTGAAGATATGATTAAATCCGCGGTTTCTGATGTTGAAAAGGCAATGTCACAACCACCACCAACACCACCGGATTATGAATCAATGAAGATTCAACTTGAAGCAAACAAGGCAAAAGCCGAACAAATGCAAGCGCAATTTGATAATCAGGTTAAGGCAAAAGAACTTTCACAAGAAGATACAAGAATTCAAATTGAAAGCTTCAAAACACAAACTGAAGATATGATTAATAAGTTTGTGGCAACAACACAGGCCGAAATAGATCGGGCTTCAATTCAGATTGAACAACAGCGGGTAATGATCGAACAATTCAAGGCCGTTCTTGATGAGAGAGACAAAGCATTACAAGAACAGCGGCTTGAACTTGATGCGGCAATTGCAAATCAGCAAACACCACCAATGCCAAGTGAACCACAACCACCACAGATAATTCAGGTAAACCCGGCACCAATTCCTTCAATGCCGCCGGTGAATGTCAATATCACAATGCCAACACCAGGACGAAGAACGGCAACAATCACAAGGCCGGACGGTTCACAAACTTCATTAGAAGTTAATCCACCAGAAACACCACAACTTCCAATTGTGACCGGCGGCGGCATAATGCCGGGCGGCGGTGATATGGGCGGCATGGGCGGGGGCATGTAATGGCGGCTTTTACGGCATATGATCAGGTTGTAGAAAACGGATCAAGCCCGCGGTACCATGTGCGGGTTTTTAAGAATGTTTCAAACGTAGAAATTCAAGGTGTTATTCTTCTTGATGCTGATGGTAATCCACTAACAACACTAACCACGGCCCCACAAATGGTTACTATTACACCAACGCGGCCTTCTTTTACTTCTGGTGTTTCTAGTGCCGTAATTGCGGCCAACACTTCGAGAAAGGCTGGTTCTTATTTGGTGAACAACACCACAACAACATTTTATCTTAACTATGGAACCGCGGCGGTTTCTGGTCAGGGTGTACCGCTTTTGCCGGGTGCGGTTTTAAAGTTTGATACAACACAAGCAATAAACGCAATTCAATCAAGCGGCGGTGCATTAAATCTTGATGTTTTTGAGGCAACATGATGAAAAAACTTTTGGCATTACTTTTAATTCCTGCAATTGCATTTGCTCAACCATCCGGCGGGCATCTTAACTCAACTCAAGATTCTGTTTCATGCAAGCTTACTGATAGTGCATCAAATTCACCTAGAATTGGTGTTGCATCATCTTTTGCTAGTCCAGTTATTTTAGATACTGATAAAGGCGTTGATACTAATGCAAGATTTCATTTCAAATATGATTCCGGTTATTCTCTAACTCCTGGTGCTGACAATAAATGGTATGATGGAGTGATGAACGATTTCGGCGATTTCATGGTTGGAATTGGTTCAGTTAAAAATGCTCAAATTCTTACGGGAAACGGCACAACAGGTACGGGATCGCCTAGAGTAACAATATCTTCAAACAATACGCCGTTTGCAGTAAAAACCGATCAGACGACTCCGGGAACAACTGACTTGGTGCATGCGGCTCAATCTGGTTCGTGGACGAACGCTTGCACGCAAAGCGGAGCTTGGAACGTCGGCTTAAATTCCGGCTCGAATGTGATCGGCAAAGTCGGGATTGACCAAACGACACACGGCACCACTGATAAGGTCGCAGCGGATTTATATCAGGGCGGGTCTGCCGTTGCGCTTGGAAATCCTGCATATACTCAACTCGTAGTTGATGGGTCGGTCGTTGGAACTTTCGGATCGAGTATTCCAATGTCTGGGAATGTTTCAATCGTTCCGGGTTCAACAATTGAAATCACTGGTTCAGCGCCAGCGTCAACAACAATCTCAGCCGTTGGTCAAACAGTCTCGACTGGCTATGGCACGACATATTATAAGGCTGTTTCGACCGCTTCTTTTTGGTTCGCAACTAGTTTTGCCGCAACCCATACGGTTGTATTTGAAGTTTCAGCAGATGGAACAAATTGGCTTTCGGCACTCGCCATACCTGTAAACACCACGACCAATGTCCCGGTAACATCAGCAACAGGAACAGGCGCAGTACAGGGATTTATCGTTCCACTTTATGGCCCAGGATATACAGCAAGGGCAAGGTGCACAGTCTACAGCGGATCATCCTTTTCTGTCACCGCAGGTGCGAGCCCCCTTGCCAGAAGTCAAACTGTGCTTCCAATTCCTCCGGGCACAAACTCAATCGGGCAGGTGACGGCCAACGCTGGAACGAACCTTAACACATCTGCACTTGCGCTTGAGACGGGCGGGAATCTCGCCTCAGTCAAAACGAACACCGATGCGCTTGGAACAAAGACCGACAACAAATCGACGGCAACGGACACCACGGCGATTTCTATAGTCTCGATTCTGAAACAAATTTCCGCAAGTGTTCAAGCACCACCAACTCAGGCGGCTTCACAATCTGGAACGTGGACGGTTCAACCAGGAAACACAGCCAATACAACGCCGTGGCTAGTTCAGGTTGTCCCGGCAACTTCCGGCGGGCTTACTAAATATCATCTTGTTTCGGCGGCAAGTACCAACGCAACAAACGTGAAGGCTTCAGCGGGCCAATTATGCGGTTGGTATATTTACAATTCTAATGCCGCCGTTCGTAAGGTTGCGTTTCATGATACTTCAGGAACACCAACGGCGGGGGCTTCGGTGTACTTTTCGTTTCCAATTCCACCGGGCGGCGGTGCAAACACATTTACCGATCATTGTATTCCATTTACTTCTGGCATTGGGATAACAGCCGTAACCGGGCTTGCCGATTCGGACGCAACAGCGGTTGCCGCGAATGATTTAGTAATTAATCTTTTTTATAAATAACTATGTTACCAAAACCGCGTAAAACTACAGACACGAAATGGCGGCCTAATTGGGAAGATCTTCCGGAAACGCAACGCCAACAATTAGAAGCTTGGTGCAAGGAAATTAAAGCTCTCATTGAAGCCGATGGAATTGAAATAGTTGATTACCAACTTGTAGGTTCACGGGCGTATGGTAACAATTCTCCCGATTCGGATTATGATGTGGTTTTCGTTCCTAAAGAGGATAAGTACCATCGAACTCATCCTCGCCCAGCACAACTCAGAGCGCGTGAAATATCTCAGGCAAATGGGCTTGGTTTTTTTATCGGCATCGGGCCTTGTGCTAAGCATCTAGTTTGCCATTCTTTCAAAGATGGAAAATTTCACGGCAAAAACCACGGCGACAAGGTGAATAAAAAAGCAAGATTCTTCACTAAACTTGGAGTGTTCAAACATATATGAGCACGTTAGTAGTTCAGCCAACTGCTGGAACAAACCAGAATAACGGCGATCAATTTTACGGCTGGATGGGTTGGAAAATCACTGTAGGGGCGGCGGCGATAAAGCTGATACAAGTACATGTAACACCGATATACGTTACTGCCCCTTACCGTTTTGCGATATTCACTTCTTGCCCCACGGACTTTAACGACGTTGGTTGGGTTTCGACTGCGTTATTTTGGGAAGATGACAGCGAGAACTATTACGCAGATGTTGAATCTGGGGCTGGTTATACACTTACTGCGTCAACGACTTATTATTTGTGCGTCCAAAGCGCCGACCAGATCACCCCGATGGATTACCCCTTCTGGGACGAGAGCGCACTATTGCCAGTTGCAACGACAGGCGGCTACTTCACTCTCGATGCGGCAATACTTGAGAACTCTATACCATCTCCCGCAAGCTCTTGGCCTTTCCCTGGCCCGATTTACGAAGTTACGATCGACACAGTAGTTTCAGCGCCTAAACATCTTTTCGGAACAACGGGAATGGGCGGTTAAGTGACAATATTATTTTTTCTTAAACCGCATCTTCATCATGTAAAAGGGGATAAGATTTTTTTGCCGCCGATAGTTGGCGACAAGAAAAAAAAGAAAAAGAAACAAATTATAGAACCTGATTGGCAACCATCAGTTCAGGCTTTAATGCTTGAAAAGGCCCAAAAAGAAGAAGCTATTCAAAAAGA